CGGGGTCCTAGGGTTAGGGTTCTAGGTTTAAATGGATTCGGGCATGTAACCGAAATTTCCCATTCCCATCACATGACAACATTTAATTAGTGGTGCACTTATGCTGCGCCACCATGCCTTCATTCTACAACGGCAAACGCTTTTTTCTCACCTACCCACAAACTAACAAATTACCGCAGGAACTCGTTGCCTTTTTGCAACTACAAGGACCTGTCAAGAGTTATCTAGTTGCTGCCGAGAAGCACGCTGACGGCTCACCTCATTTGCACGCTTGTGTTGAATTCTCTGATGTCCAACGTAAATCAGTCGGCTGGCTCGACTTTGATGGCCACCATCCCAACAAGCAAGATCCGCGTAATTGGGCCGCCTGCAGGCAGTATTGTAAGAAGGATGGAGATTACCTCGAGGGGCCTGAAGACGCTGCGCCCGTACAAGATGTTCAAGAAGCTTGTCTCAATTTCGTCAAAGAAGAAGATTGGATGGCGCATTGCGTTGAAAAGAGAATACCTTACTCCTACGCAACTTTCTTCTGGACTCGTCTACATGCCGATGCCTGCACTCTCACATCTAATGACCATGCCGGTACAATGGTTGATGCTCTCAAGGAATTCAAGTTTGATCCCGTCGTGCACAGAACTCTTGTTATCCGAGGTCCTACCGGCTGCGGCAAAACCACTTGGGCTAAGCGTAATCTACCGTGCCCGATTTTGTTCGTCTCCCATATCGACAAGCTGGCAGAATTTCGCACCGGTTATCACAAGTCAATCATCTTCGATGATGTAGATCTAAATCACTGGCCACGTACAAGCCAGATTCACGTCGTCGACTTTGAAAACCCTCGCCAGTTGCATTGTCGCTACAGGTGTGCAAATATCCCTGCTGGGATATACAAATGTTTTACCTGCAATGAATGGCCTCTGGGAGAGTATGAGGAGATATCAAGAAGGATTAGACGTTTTACAATCCACAAATAAAAAAAAACTTTTTCTTTTTTTTTAAGTACCTATCCTTTTTATATCCTCCTCCTCCTCCTGAGACACTCTTAATATTACGAGTGTCTCTCCTCTCCCACGTGGGCGCGTAGCCCCACAGAGGGGTGCCGCCTCGGCATCCCCTCCAAAAAAATAAACGGTTCCCTAAATGGTTTAAACACCATACAACAACCATTTAGGTCTTGCTAAGGTGGATCAGTCGGATTTATATAGTACATCCTATTCACGCCATCCATCTCGTACGATTGCTGGAGTCTACGCTGGATACAGAACTGTCAGGCATCTTTATCGCAATCGCTATAACTATCTTGGAGCTGCTGCTCTTGCTTATAATATGGCACCTATTCCGCACCGCATTCGTCAACGTCTCCGTGAATTTGCTGCACGTCGTAGAAGAGGACAACCCGTGGTCAACAATCGAGCCGTTCCCATGCAGATAGACGCACCTCGTCGCCGTCGTGCCGTTATTACAAGCTATGTTCCCAGTTCCAAGAAGAAGGGCTCAAAACGTTCCATTTCTAATCGTTCTATGAAGCGCTCAAAGAAGACTAAAGGGACTAAGAAGGTTTCGAATTCTATGGCAATTCGTAAAGGATCCATTCACAATGATCAAATATCAGGTGTCATTACAGATGCCAACTGCGTGTATTTGTCCGTCCTTTCTTATGACCCGACGAGCATCGTAAAGTATATGCTTGAGGCTATTTTTCGTCACTTGTTTAAAGTTACTTTGAACTTCGATGCTGATTCCTTGGATCAATTGATTTGTTTGCCTGGTTCCGTGCCGACCGATGACTGGAAGATTACTTTGGTCAAGCGTGTAATTACTACCAATGTTCTTGACGTTGGTGAGACTTACACAGCTAGTTCTACTAGTACAATTCGTATCGTTGCTGCAGCCTTTCTGGACCAATTTCTTGTGTACTCCAGTGGTGAGGTTTCCACCGGTGCTTCTGGTGGTGCTCGTAATACCACTGAGCTTGTGAAATTTGTTCTTGAGAAGAAAGATGCTTTTTCTACTGCTGACGATCCAGCGTTATTTAAGTATCGCTTTGCTGGTGATATTGATTTCCGTGAACTGAAGTTTCATGTTAAAACTAACACCAAAATCAAGATGCAGAATCGTACTACTGTTACTCGTGCTTTCGTTGTTGACGGTGATGAGCACGATGTTGCCAATAATCCCATTGAAGGCTATTGTTATAAGTTTAACAATGTTCCAAAGACTGCCAATGTAGCAATCCAGGGTTTAACCAAGTTTGCTCTTCCTGCTGTTCGGGTAGGGGTTCAAGTTAATACCGCCACTGCTTTGGCTGCTGAAACCGGTATTATCGGTGGAGCAACTTATCAAGTTCCCCCGCCTCCAAAGGCTTTTTACAATATCAAGGGTAGTGCTCGTATGCGTCTAGATCCAGGTGTTATCAAAACGAGTTCTCTTAAGTATGAAAAAACTCAGTCTTTACTGTTGTTCCTGAAGACATTGAAGTATTCTTCTGGAGCTTCTACAGATTTTTCTAATGCTCACGTTGTTGGACCTTGCAAAATGTTTGCTTTTGAAGATGTTATCTTCATTGGGTCATCGGCTATTAATTTGGCTTATGAAGTCGAGCGAACGTCTTTTGTTTATGTTACAGTCAAGAAGTCAACGCACCCCATCCAGAACTCTGTTTATTCTGTTGAGTACAATTCTTGATTAATAAACTTAATTGGTTTTACATATCTTAGTCAATTTAATTTTAATGAATTCCTGATGACTTTATTTAAAATATCTATATTTTATCTGCATGCATAACCCAATTGACATGCCATCCGACTGCGACTGCCCAAGTCGCAAGTTCGAGACCTCCACCCGGAGGTTTTTATTTCCCAAAAAGGAAATATGTAAGCGCTGCGCCTCCATCACTAAAATGGATATCGCACGTGCCAATATCGTCTTAGAACGGGCTCATTACCAGCGTATGCTGGACGACCCGTACTACCGTCGTAATAATGGTGACTACCATTAATAATTTCTCTCATTAGGGGCCCTTCGGGGTTCCCTTTTTACCCCTTTTTACTCTTTAGGGTTAGGGGTTTCGGGTCCGGGGTCCTAGGGTTAGGGGCCTAGGGGCCGGGGTCCTAGGGTTAGGGTTCTAGGTTTAAATGGATTCGGGCATGTAACCGAAATTTCCCATTCCCATCACATGACAACATTTAATTAGTGGTGCACTTATGCTGCGCCACCA